ACGATAAGCCTTCTGTGACACATTATTATATGTCACAGTAACCTCTTCTACCTTATGAGCCACCACACCGCCAGCAGGAGAGATTATCTCCTTACCGCCAATGGTGGATGTTTTATTGATGACCAGCTCCTCGAAGATAGCCTTCATTCTTACCTCCAAGTAATCTGTGATAAGGTGCGAACGACCTTCTGTATCGGGAGTCCACGAGCCTCCACCGACAAGCAATCCTTGCAAGAACTTCTGCACCTTTTCCCAAGTGATAGTTCCTTTTGCGGTGTCATCTTTCAGTTTAGAGAGATACATTTTATCGGTTATACTAGCATTAAAGCTATTGATATTACTACCACCAACCATGCTAGATAGAGATTTAACAGTTTCTCCTTTTACTGCATCAATAATCTGCTTCGTATCACTCTTTGTAACTTCCAACGAATTAACAAGCTCAATCTCAACTTCTGCCAGCTCATCGTTATCAACCTTTACAGAGTAGTTGCTGACGAAAACTTCGTGACTAATAAGATTTCCATCGCTATCCGAATCGCCCTGTATTTGTATTGACAGCTTTGCATTCTCGTTTAGCTTACTTGCAAAGTCAGGATTTTCTTGCAAGAATATGCGAGAAAACTTAACAGAGTAGTTGAACTGGTCTGTATTGTTTTCGCTCATGTGCTTGATAAGAGCATCATCGAGTCGTTTCTCTGCTGCCGTTACAAGAACCTTTGGAGGTTTGATGCCTGTGATAACAAACAAATCTCCCTTTTGCGGTTTAAATCCAGCACTCGCGTTTGGCATTATGATACCTAGAGTTGATGTGTCCTTCTGAACCGCAATCCATAACTCTTTCTGAGTTGAATCTTGGTTTAGCTTATCTTCGTAAGCATCGCTAGCGTTAGCAAAGATGTAGTCATTCTTATCTGTGCGAACTGGTTTTAAGTTTCCATTTTCATCGACACTTACACAGTTGTAGCACTTCGAATTGTCAGCACTCGGTTGATTGTAAATCACAAATGAGCATGCAGGGCATCCGTTACTCTTGATGAGGTTTATCTTTGCAGGTTCACTAGCCAAAGCATGAGCAAACAAGTCAAAGCCAAAATCACCATTAAACTTATGCAACTTTATATAGAAATAGCTATGAATATATTTTCCGTCACTATCCTTTACATCACTATCAGCACTATCAAAAGCAATATCTGCAATCTCTCCGAATAGCTGTCCTTCTGCATTTACAATTCCTTTTATAGTTGGCTTTATATCACCAAAAGTAACAGTTCCTTGATGAGGATTTCCTTTCTTGTACAAGTTTACAAACTCGTAATATCCACTACCGCTTGGCAACTTGTGGGTGTTATTCAAAGCATAATAGAAACGCTCTGCACCTTTCGTGTTACGATATATAGAAGGCATAAGTACCGATGATGGTGCAATCCATTTTCGACCTGTTACAGACACTTGTACTGCATCATCCTCTGTTCCAGTATAGATTTTATCAAACCCATAAATACCTTCGTCATTTTTTCTGAAGTTATAGTCATACTCTACATATTTTGCAGATGCTATTCCGTTAACATAAATACCAGAATTGTCAAGAGGAATATAATTATCACCATTTTTCCAACTATATTCTGAATTTGTGTCAAGAGAAAAAACTACATCACCACTAAAAGAAACCTTCCATGCACTTGAACCATGAAATGTTCTTTTTCCGTCCATAGTGAACACTTTGCAGTTGTATGAAAATATTGCATCAATATCAATATAGAATGTTCCATCTTCTGCAAATTCAACACTACATGCATCACCCAAGTTAGAATCAGTACATACGTTTTTATAAAGGTCGTGATATGTTGTGTATATATTTATGGTTCTTGTTGCACTTGATAGGTTTGTTATATTCTCTTTTTTTTGAATATAGTCAAACAGCTCAAAATTAAACGAGATTTTAGAGAAATCTATAATCTGACCTTTCTTTACATTTATTTTTATACTAACCCAAAACCAACATTTAACCTTTGGATTTTGACTATTGTCAGCTTGCGTAAGATTCTCAGGAGAATAAGTATCTCTTACATATAATGTAGACACATCAACATTTCCTTCGTACTTTCCCTTCTTACTCTTAAAAAGAACAAGATTATCGTTATATTTTGAATATCTCAAATAATCCGATAACGTAACATCTACATGCTCACTTGCTATATTTTTTGCGTCAAATATAGCCTCACCGAACTCATCATCATTAGGATAGTAATATGGCAGGTTATCGGACGAACCGTAGCCAGTTATCATATCAACTATCTTATAGTTCGCATTCTCCTTAGATACAGAGATAAGAGCATCACTACTACCATATTTTATAGGTGTATCGGTTAAGTCGTGCTGCACCTTGCCGACATGGCAAACGTTGCCATCCCAGTAGTAATCAAGCTCAAAAGTTGTGTTGATAAGTTGTAAAACATCAGTCAAATATTGGTCTTCAAATGATACTTCCTTAACTTCATCTGCTCCATATCCTTCGTCAACAACAACGTAATATCCCTTGTATTCATCTGTAGGACGATACAATCCACAATATGCCATTGAGCTATTGACGCGAGCAACAAACTCGTGGATAGTTCCACCAAACGTGAACTTTGTCTGGTTTGAACGGTATCTGTCTTTATTCTGTGTATCAACATCATCAACGACAACATCAAAGAACAGAGTGTTATCAAGCAATTCTCTTCTAGATGTGAAAGTGATTTCGTTCTTCCACATTCTAGACGAATTATCCTTTGTAGAGTTTGGTGTATAGGACGCAAAGAATCTATCGCCATTGTACTCCACGAACTCTTCCTTCTTCCATTGCAAAGGCTCAGATGAATATATTGTAGCAGTAAGGGTAGGAGCACCACCCATACGCTTTGCATCGTAGGTATATGATGATACAATAGCAGGGTTAGCTTCCGATGGGAACAAACCGATAATTTCATTACCAGTGTTCTCATCGTAAGTCAACTTCTGTATGTATAATGATTCTGCCTTCATGTTTATTCTTTATTATTGTTTGTATTCTTTGTCCTTGCGGTAATCTCAGCTTGTTTTTCGGCACGTTCATCTGCCTCTTCTTGCTGAGTCTGCAATCTTACTTCCTCGTCAGGTGCAGAAACAGTATTCTTTTCAACACCAGTCTTAGTAGAAATCAAACCTGCACCGCTCAATGTACAAAGCATCTGATTCCATGCACTTTCATCGAATGGCTGCCATGGCTTAAATGATGTACTGATTCTCATCTGCTTAAACTCAGTAATTGCAGTAGGATTCTCACCGCTTGCAACCAACTGCTTTGCCAATCCCTCCTTGAACAGTCTTGAATGCTTGCTGGCGAAATTCTGCCACTCAATAGCTGCATTGTTAGCCTCCTCAATATCCAAAGAGCGTGTCATTTGAATTGCCAAACCGCTTATATCGCCACTAGACTTAATATCCTTCGGCAAGATAAATGTACATCCTGTAGCAATCTGCAACTGGTCGAGAATTGACTGCATGAACTCAATCATGTTCTGTGGAGAAGGTGGAGTCTTAAACTCTGCGCTACCATTTCCTTCAATGCTTGTATCATTCAAGATGATAGAACCAGCAATCTTCTTTGCGGTTTCATTGAGCTTACCCTTGATATAAAGGATTCCCCATCCGTGACGTTTCTGAATGACCGCAAACAGATTATAGATAATCTCGAATAGCTCGATAAGGTCTTGACCGTTATTCCAAGCAACATCACCACGCTTTGTAACAAGTGGACTCTCCGAGAATCCGTGTTCTTCCTTGCTTTCCAAGCACCATCCTTTCAGTACTTCGTTTGTATCAACGTTCTGAACGAATACATCTGTGAAATGATAATGATATGTCTTATCGTATGCATCAATGTGTCTTACATTATCCTCTGTACGATAATACACGCAATCAAGAAGCGGTTCTCCATTATCGTCTTTGTGTGTGATAATCTGATAGCCATCTTCATACGAGAATAGCCTACTTTTTACTTCGTTATCCTCATTCATGTAAACGAGTAAGCCAACATCACCATAACTCTGCTGAATACGTATAGCTTGCATTTCGATACCATCCTGATTTGTCTCTTTCCAATGCCACTTGAAATCGGCAAAGTTCTTTTTGAGCTTATCAGTCGGATTGCTGTCATGTAATATGTGGTTACGTTTATTACCACCTAAACATAGAGCTTTCTTGTCAACAATACGCTGTTGCATAGGAATGCCAAACTTCTTAAACTCAATCTCACAATAACTGCCATCATCAAGCTTGCAGCATATAGAAGGTAAGTTCGTATCAAACAATACCCTATGAGAATAAGGGTCTAACTCCTTCGCAAAACGCTCTTGGCTAACAACTATCTTGCTGATATTCGGAAGCTGTGCCTCTTTGCGGAAGTTTGTCTTAATATCAGAACCATCAGAAGAGTCATTGATGGTAATAGAGCGCGAACCCCTTAAAAACGGCTTTTTCAGAAGCAGTTTCTGAGGATTCTCCAAAAAATCATTAATTATATCTTGTCTCTTTCTACTCATCGTTATTGTCGTTTAATGATGGTTCAACATCGTTGCTATTTTGTGAATCGTTGTTCTCTTGTGGGTCAATCAATCCATAATGTCTGCAACAAGCTTTTTTTGAAGCCCAGTAGTTACATTCTCTGTTTGTATTAGGACAAACAATATCGTGTTTGCTTGGTACTACGATGATTCGCTTCTGCTTCTGTGACTCTTCCATTTCAAATTTGTCATTCAGCTTTACACGTATATCAGTCTGCATCTTCAATGCGTCCTTCGGTTCAAGATTTCCGTCACTAAGAGCTTGGTCTATCTTGTCAAGCATTTTGAGAAGCTCGTTTTTGTTCTCTTCTTTGGTAATAGCGTTGTTATTAACATTGCCGATACCGAAAGGTTCTAGAACATCTAGCAGTTTCTTGAATCGTGGAGTTTCATAGAATTTCGCTGCATCCTTTTCGCTCTTACGATAAGCAAGACGATATGCTAAAGTCTTATCTTCCAATGCGTCACATAGGATAGCAAACGCAATGTCTTTCTCATCGCATTTATCCCAGTCAATCCGCACGGATTCAAGAATCATTTTTATATTTTCTTTTTTCAGCATATATTCTAAAATTAATAGTACAACGTATCATCATAAATGCTCTGAGCATTAGGATTTTTTTCTTCAACTTCTTTCTCTGCAAGTCTGAATCCCTCCTGTAGCTCGCTACCATACTCCATATTCAAACATGGGTACATTCTCATTGCGCAAGGGTCAAGCAAGTCCATAGAACGGTCTTTTCCAAGATTTCTGTTCATTTCCTTCTTGCTCTGCAACTTCTTCTTTCCGCTCGGCATCTTGTCAAAGCGAACTACCGCGCATTCTTCCATGAACTCATTCTGCATGGAAACTCTGTATTTGAGGTTTTGATGCGTATAAACCGCATTTGCAACCTTATCAGAAAATGTAAGCTGTCCTCGCTTAATCATGTAGCTAAGTCGCAAGTAACATAGGTCTTTTATTGTCATAGCAGACAAGTAATAAACTCCCATTGCCTTTGCTGCTGATATGTAAGGGATAGCATCGGGTATATAGTCATTGAAATACCTACCTGCCGTAGCATCATAGATAATATGGCTTTCTGCCACTCCCTCGTTAGCCGCAAACAGCCTAGCTCTTTCAGCATTGATTCGCGGTGTTGAATGCATAACGATTTCGTAATTGACAATATGGAATCCATTCCACGACAACATCAGAGTATTATCCTTTCCGAAATCTGCCAAGTCGATTGTTATCCACTTGTCACCATTTACGGCAGGGTCTTTTACGAAGCAATCTCGTGCCGCTTGGCTAGGAATCGGAATATCCTCTTCTTCTTCGGGGTCAACATTGAAGTTACCCTCCATAAGAGCTTGTGCCATTCTACCGCCCGATGCCGCTACAGAACCTAAATAGCCGGAGTTGTTTTCAAGCATCTTCTTGTTTGAACCAAGTTTACCTTGATAGAAAACAAAACTCTTAATCATTACTTCATATCCAAAGTTGCCGCCAATGGTTTTAAGCTTTCTGTCTATATCTATCTTACATTTTTCATAGACTTCTCGCTTAGACATTCCCCAAACAACATCCTTAACAGTCGGTCCTGCACAATAGAAGTATCTGACTACACCATCACGCTCTGGGATGATAAAACCATCTGAGCCAATATACCAATCAAGAAATATTCTCGTCCAGTGGCTACGCTTCGGGTTAAGTGTTGCAAAGAACTTACCTGTAAACGTCTTGCTCTGACCTCTGTTTCGAGTCATGACGTAAGAAAAAACTTCCCAAGTCATCTCCGTCAACTCGTCAATCGCAATCAAATCGTACTCCCATCCTTTCGCGCGCTCTCTCAACTTATCCATATTGGAATCGTCAAGATACGTCAAATCGACAAACGTTCCATTCGGAAATGTAACGCGCGGATTCTCGCTCTCTCTGACTTTTACAAAATCAGCTCCGAATATCTGTTTAAACTTCTCTACGAATCCTCCACCTGCTTTTTGATTACCAAGTGAACGGCGTGAAATCATTGCACGAAAATCTGGGTCGGTCATTAACGGCTCTGCCATCGCAAGTACAAGACCATACGATTTGCCTCCTCCGAGATTTCCGCCACCAAAAACAACGTCAACGTTGCTACTTGCAAAGGACATTTGAAAGCCCTCTTGTGGTCTGATTTCTATATCTTTATTCGTGTTCATGCTGCAAAGATACCTAATTTATAATATATAATAGTGTGAAAATAATTCTATATTGGTTACGTAACAAATAGAGTTTCTAAAAATCTAAAAATCACCACATTATTTAATTATCTTTGCAGCAGAATTTTAAAAATTAGTAATATGAAGTTTACAAAACAACAACTTTTAGACACCCTAAAAGCAAAACTCACTGCAAACGGAAAACACCTTTCCATCAGTGAAAAGACAATCAAGAGTTTGAGTGATTCCCACTTTGACCTCTTAGTTGGTGAAGATACAGAGTTAGATGATTTGGTGAAGAAGATTTTGCCGCAGTATGTTTCCCTTAACGGCAACTACGAGAAGGACAATGCCGACTTCATCAAGAAATGGAACGATGAGCATCCCGACATTAAGCCAAATCCAAAGGACGATGACAAAGAGCCTTCGGCTGTAGAGAAGAAGCTTTTGGAACGCTTGGAAGCTCTAGAGAAGAAGGATGCAGAATACGAAGCATCTAAGCTTGTATCACAGAAACGTAGTGAACTTCTCGCAAAGTTCAAGGAGAAAGGTATCAACGATAGTAAGTGGATTGAAAAATACATGAACAAGTTGAACCTCACTAAGGACTCGGACATCGAGCAGGAATTTACGGATGCGGAAGAGTTTTACAATCTCTCTCATTCAAAGCCAAACAACAACACTCCAGGTAGTGCTGGCGGTGGTGACAATGACAAGGCTGACGATTTCTCTGATGTTGTGGGTATCGTGAACCCTGACGCAGGCGAATAACATTATTCATTCACTATTAAACAAATTTACAAATTATGGCAGCAGCAGATGATTTCTATTTGAAGCATGGATATGGCGGTCACTTTGGCGGTCGTACACTCATCCAAGCACATGGTAAGATTGGCGGTCATAGAAGCGTTTTCATTAACCTCGTAAGCGGCAACAAGGACGCATTCGTTTACCCTCCTTTTGGTGGTGTTATCACAAATCCGTTCAAGGGTCGCGCTAAGGCTTACGCAGGTGATTTTTGCGAGTATGACCCAGACACTTACGGCAAGAATGGCGGTCAGACCGTCAAGATTTTGAAGTATTACGAGTTGGCAAAGGCGGCTACAAACGCTGATACCGACATTTTGGTTGTCAATGATGGCTATCATCACATTCCTTTTGCAGGTGATAATATCATGGTGGCACAGTCAGACTTTACAAAGAAGTCTTTGGGTGTTACCATTACAGCTGTAGAGAAAACAACCGAAGGTGGCAAGGATGTTTGGAAGCTCACTCTTTCAGCGACTCTTGCAGTTGCATTGAAGGTTGGCGATATTCTCGTAGAGGCAGAAAAGGCAGGTGCAACCGTAGCTCCTATGGTTACAAATCCTAACACTTACTTCGACCGCGACAACGACTTCTTCTATGACCCTAACTTATCAACCAATGTTGAGGAAGGTGAGGGTGCTCAGTACTCTTATACTCCAGCATTGATTAAGGATTCAAGAGTAATCTTGAACTTGGCAAAGTGCAACAAGCTTCCACCAGCCGTACTTGCGATGAACACAAGAACAGAGAACGGATGGTTCGGATTCTAACCGCTCTACTTCAATAGGATAACAATAGGATAACATATCATTAATTTAAGTATTCAGGATATGCAACAATTTGATTTTAACAATTCGAGATACGCCAAGTTGTTCTCTTCTAAGGATAACATCAACTTTCTGAGAACCTTCTTGAACACCAAGGGGTTGCTCTATACTAACTATGGCTGGTATCTCACACAAGGTCGTAGAGCTTCTATGCCTACACCTACAGACTACGATGGCGTGGCTTCATTCAGCATCAAGTCTCGCAAGGCAGAGGCAGCTCCTTTGATGCACCTTCGCGCTCCACTTGGTGATGCTCCAGAAATGGATAACGAGGGTTTGGAGATGTACACAGGTACAATTCCAGACTTCATCGGTTACAAGTGGTCTGAAAACGCAAGACAACGCGAGTACAAAGAGAAACTTTTTGAACAGTTCGGCAACGATGCAGACCTTATGGCTGCTTGGGTGCGCGATGTTGTTCAGGTAGGTAAGAACTCAGCAGAGGCAACACTCTCTAACCTGACAGCACAGATTATGACAACTGCAAAGATGAGTTGGAAGGGCAAGGGTGAAGGTTTGCAGCAGTTCTTGCAGAAGGTTGAGCCATTCCCAACAGAGAACCGCAAGAAGGCTGGCGCAAAGGCTTGGACTGACCCAGACTGCAACCTTATCTCACAGATGAGAAAGATTGAAGACGATTATCGCGATGAGCGTGGCGGTACTGAGATTTCTCTCGTATGGAAGATGACTCGCAAGATGTACCGTGATGTATTCTTGCAGAACAAGGAGGTTAAGGAGTGGTATATCAACTGGTGCAAGGCTCACGACCGCGCATATACTGCTAACATGCAGATTTTGGACGAGGACTTCAAGAAATCACTTTCCGACATGACAGGTCTTTCTCCTATCGAGATTGTCGTTGAGAAGGAGCGCAACAAGACTGTTACAACTGACACATTCGTGCAAGGTTGGGATGATAAGATTGTTGTACTTTGCCCTACTGGTGATAGCGTTGAGTTCAAGTGGACTCCTATCTACGACCAGACACTTCAACAGAAGTATGGCGCAAAGAATATTGATGTTTCTTGGGCTTCAATCGCTGACGGACTCGTAACCGTAGGAAACTACGCAATGGATAACGGTCAGTTCCGCGAGTGGCAGACTAAGGTCATGATGTCGGCTTGCCCTGCACTTCTCGACTTTATGAACCACGTAATCATTGATACCTCAACAGCAGGTAATTAATGGTGGTTCACTCACAATATACGATAACATTTAATTCATTTATCTCTCAATGGCAGCATCGAAGTTTGACATATTGGACTATCTGAGCGGCATGACTAACTTTGTCTTTGACAAATCGGCATTAAACAATGTCGCTTTGGATTGCGGCGTTTCTGATGTTGAGTCTTATTTGGACTTGACAGAAGAACAGAAAGACAGATGTAAGATTGCACTCTTGGAAAAGATTGTATTCGGTGTCTATCAGACAGCATCGACCACAAATCAACATGGCGCATATACTCTTACAGTAGGTGCTCAGACCATTACATCGGCTGCATTGCTGAGTATCAAATCAGAACTCAAAAGACTTTACAAGAAGTATGGAGAGGATGATAAACTTGATGCTCTCAATGAAACCGATGGAGAGGTTAAATGGATTGAAGAAACAGATTGGTAAGCTATGTACACTGACAGAAATGCTTTGGATGAATATGCCTATCATGGTGTGTTCTACCGCTCGGAACAAAAGCCGAAAGAAGATGGTGACCTTATCGGAGACGATGGGGATATGTTAGGCGATACTGATACTAGTGCAGATGAGTCAGAAACAGAAAACGTAGAAACTATCATTTTTGAAACTGATTGCGATATTCAGGAAACCAACAAACTCTTTAATTCGGGTGTTGTTACGCTAGGATATACAATCTATTTTCCGATGCCAACGAAAGAAGGAGAAGACGGAAAAGATGAAGAATATATTCCTGAAGGTTTGAATGCTGGCATTCGTTTCCGTGGAAAAATGTACGGAATGGACGTTGACGGAATGGTTATTGGCGTTTATCCGACACAAATGCACGGATGTGTAGCTTACATCAAGGGTACTGATATTTAGTTTTTTCATCATAAGGTAAAATGTATTTAGGATAACAAGGTATGGCACAGAGGATTAATCGCAGATTGTCTCGAATTGAGAATTTCTTTTCGATGCTTCTTACTAAGGGAAAAATCTCAGACAACATATTTGTTGGAGAATTACCACCTACAACTAGTAAGAACTGGGATGATTTTGTCAATGTGGACGTAGGTCAGCAAAGAGATTATGGCGGTTATTCTTCTGGCTATGCTAACATTTATCTCTATGCAAGACCAAAAGGTACTCCACTTAGAAAGAATGTAAAGTTACTTGACAAGATGGAAGGCATTCTTGACAAAATCATTGATGAATCAAGAGACGCAAACTATACAATTAGTGTATTATACAGAGATAGCGGATATGATTCAAACCGTCAGTTCCATTTTCTGATTATTTCTGTTTCGGTTATTGTACGTTAATTATTTCATTTATTTAGGATAACAATTTAAACTCATAACAATATGGCAACGAAAGTTACAAGTACAGGCGCAGGTGCAATCAAGCTCTCTAAGCCTTCACACATTATTGTTCGTCCGTTCAATGGTAATGCAGCTGGTGACGATTATTACGATTTGGACGATGTTGTTCGCGACACCACATCTATCTCTCAGGACGATAACGATACTACCGATATTGAGCGCGAGACTTCTGATACTCCTATCATGTCTATCGTGACAACTGGTAAGTATCAGTTTGCTGCTGAGGTTGCAGATACTCAAGCTCCTGTATTGACTGCATTGTGCGGCTTTACAAAGGGTACTGATGGTAAGATTTACGCTCCATCTGGTTACAAGCTGATGTATGCAGAGGTCGCAGTAGTTTTTGACAACGCAGACGGTACTACACACACAGCATTGATTCTGCCTAAGTTGCAGCTCAATTCCAAGACAACCATTGAGTCTCTGAACTCTAACTTGGCAAAGGTTGCGTTGGCTGGCACAGGTCAGTTGGTTGAGGTTAAAGATGGCGGTGTAACTCGCAAGACACCATTCTACATTGACCCTGCATACACATTGCCAGTTGCTGGTGCATAGTGTAGATTCTTCAACAATTCTCGACTATATACAAGGGGCGGCGGCTTTAATGCTGTCCGCTCCTTTTTAAGTTTTATCATTTATGGCTGAAACATTATACAAAAAAGCATTAAAGCTTATTACGAAGGAATTAGACAAGGATGCAAAGAATGTGTTAAGAGAATGTATTCAAGAGATTACGTACGCACATCGAACATACAACCTCTATGATTCTTACGGATATGGCATTTATGTCGAAGGCAAGCTTGAAAAGATAGGTTACTTATCATCCTCACCAAAAGCATCCAAAGGCAAGAATTGGTATGGAGAAGAAATTAAAGGTCGTGAGGCGATAAACGAATATCTCAAAAACGATTATTCCCCTAGTGGAGTAATTGATTTGGCAGTTGTTGCTACCATGCCATACGCTAAAATATTGGAAGATGGCGGTGGTAATCTGAAACAATCTTACAGAGTCATTTCTATGTCGTTTCAAAAGCTGCAAAACCTATCCAAGAAGTATAATGGAACAGTAAGTGTGATTAGAAAGTAATTCATATATATGGGAAAAGTATATAGAGCACAAAAAGACCCGAATAAGGCTAAGAAACAATCTGTAGAAGACGAGAATAAGGTGTTACCTAGTTCTCCTTTGTCTGATGCTGCAATGGAACGTCTAGCGCAAATTATGAATGATTCTCCTACAATTGTAAAACTGCAAGGTACAGAGTGGGAGATAAGAGCATTAAAGCCAGGCACTCAATGGATGATTGCAGAGGAGGCTTGCAAGATAGTCAAGGGCGAAAACTTATCAATGGGTGATGTTATCAAGGAGTTTGCCATCAACATTCCATCGGTGGCAAGAGTAATCACATTATCCTTGCTCAATGACAAAAAACGCATTGATTCTGAGGAATACCAACAAGTTTACGACCAGTTACTTTGGGGAGACTATGACATCAAGGATTGGGCAACATTACTCGTTGAGATTCTCAATTTGCTAGATGTGGATTTTTTCTTCGCGAGTACCAATGTGATTCAGACCGTCCGCAGTCAAGCTCTGATGAGGAAGAAGCAAGCAACCGAATTATCCCATCACGAACAGAATACGGACAAATGATAGATTTCTTACGTGCCAACACATGGTGCTCGCAAGAAGAATATAAGTGGAGAATGACCGTTCCGCAGATTCGCCTTGCGTCTATGGATTTTACTCATATAGAGTATATATCGTCAGATAAAGACAAAAATCAGAAGAACGACAAATTAAAGAATGCAAAGGTAATCAATGGTGCAGAGGATTTACGAAATCTCAATGACCTTGGAATACCTATTTTATAAACTCTTAAACTTTTGAATTATGGCAGATTCAGCATTAGGCAGTGCTCTTATTATACCAGAGTCTGCATTGAAGAAAATCAAAGAGGCTGATGATAAGTTGCAGAAGTTACAAGATACGGCTAAAAATACCGCGTCTAGTGTAACACAATCTTTCAAGGATATGTCTGTTGGTACTAAGCCGTTCCTTAATTCTTTAGACCAAGTTATAGCAAAACTCGCAACAATCAACGCATCTGCTTCAAATGCAAGCAGTGGTATCTCAAACGTAGGTGCGAGTGCAGGTAACATGAACAATAACATTACGTCAGCTGCACAGAACATTCAAAATATGGTAGCACAGCTATCTAAGATGAATGGTTCTGGCACTAGTGGTATTATGCAAGCGGCACTTGCATTTCAGAGATTACAGGAATCTGCAAAGGGTGCTAGCGGTATGAATATTGCTGAGTTAAAGCAAGAAATTGGTTCTATTGAAAGTATGTTGCGAGATACAACACAAAATCTCACCAAGGCAGACCAAGATGCACTTATTAAGCGAAAGAAGGCATTACAGGATGAGTTGAGATACCAGCAGCAGATGTATAATGAACGTGCTGTTGCTTTTCAGAAGGCTCTCGATAAGATGGTGAGTGCGGAGCAATCATACAACAACAAACAGAGAAAAGCATACGCTGATAGGGCAAAAGACTATCAGACAAGAAACAATAAGACAAATACCACCTATCAAGGTGCGCTCGATTTCTCTGCTACTGCAAATACGCTCAACCGCCAAGTACGCGCTATAGAATATCTGAAAGAGGCTCGTATGAAGTTGTCTCAAACCGATGCTGATTATAAGCGAAAATTGGATATTCTCAATGCTGCAATTGAGCAACATAACAAAAACTTGAAAGAGGCTGGTGTTAATTCTCGCGCGTTGACCGAACAAACATCATATATGGCTGGATATATGTCACGTTGGGCACAGCGTATGGCATTTGCATTCTCAGTGGGTTCTGTCAAGAATTTTGTCGAGCAGATTGCATCAGTCAGAGGTCAGTTTGAACTTTCAGAGCGTTCACTCGAAGCTATCTTGCAGAACAAGCCAAAGGCAGACGAGATTTTCAACAAAACAGTAGAACTTGCCGTTAAATCACCTTTCCGTATCAAGGACTTGGTGGATTACACACGGCAACTTTCCGCTTACCGAATTGAGTCTGATAAACTTTATGATACAACCAAGCGACTTGCCGATGTTTCAGCAGGTCTTGGCGTTGATATGGGAAGACTTATCCTTGCATACGGACAAGTCAAGTCTGCTGCATACCTTCGCGGTTCTGAGGTTCGTCAGTTTACTGAGGCTGGTATCAATATGTATGGTGAGTTGCAACAATACTTTAAGGAAGTTAAGGGAGAAGCGTATACGACCGCACAGATTGTTGATATGATTTCCAATCGTAAGGTTACATTTGAGGATGTTGAGGCAATATTCCAACGTATGACCGATAAGGGTGGAACATTCTATAATATGCAAGAGATTCAGGCTGAAACTCTCCAAGGTAAGATTTCCAACTTGAAGGATGCTTTCGATGTGATGCTTAATGATATTGGCAAGGCTAACGAGGGCACAATGAAGGGAATGGTAAGCTGGAGTACTTCTATGCTTAATAATTGGAAGGCTCTTGCAGAGATAGGAAAAGCTCTTATACCTATTCTTATTACTCTAAAGGCTAACTCTATGTTTGCAAAGACTAGTCTCGGACAAGCTTTTTCGCAAGCATCTGGTACAGGTATCGTGAGATACAAGGCTCTTTTCGTAAACTCCTTGAATGGAATGAAAAAAGCTCTCAAAGATTTTGGCGGTCTCGTTAAAAGTTCATTATCAGGTATAGGCGTAGGTCTTGCAATTTACGCTGTAGCAGAAGTAATAACTACTGTTTATGATAAGATTTCCAAGTACAACGAAAATGTACGTAAAGCCGAAGAAGAAACCATAAAGGCAAATGGTGCAATAGGTGCTTTGGCTGGAACGTACAACGACCTAGCAAATGCAGCCACAAATGCAAATGGCAAATTAGAAGGAAAGGATTTAGAAAAGAATGTCGAAGATAGACGTACAACGTTACAAAAGCTTATTGATGCCGCATCAAAAGACGGACTGACTTTTAAAATCAATGTAGATAGTCTCGATGCAAACCAACTTAACGCTACTTTCAGTAAGGTTGAAAAAGAGTATAAAGATTTCATTGATAGCATTGAGGTTATCAGAAGAAATTACGCCAAGAATGATGCAAAAAACACTTGGTTTACTGATGGACTTGATGATGATGCGGACGATTACAAGGATGCCGTGATTGATGCTCTCGCAAAGTCTTCACAAATGGAGAGAGTTGTAGCAAACATTAACGCGAACTACAGACAAGCCACTTCGACTACAAAGAAATACTTTGATGAGATACGTGCAGGTCAAAAGGATAACGAATCCAACATTGACTATATGACACGTATGTATGAGTTGATAAAGAAAATCAACATAGCACAAGGCGGCAGTGACTATAAAATGCCATCTTTCATTGGTACTTCGCAAGCAGATTTCAATGACCTTATCCGTGCAATGAACAGCGTGCAAGATAAGGCGCAAGAATTGAACAGCGAATTTGATGCAGTATTTGGAGACCTTAGAAAAAAATATAGCAATAACCCTATAAAGATACAGGGCGTAATTGACAGAATTGCAGCCGAGCGCGATTGGAGTCAATACGAGAGAGACCTTGCTTATAGACACTTTGGCATCAATGTGTATATTGATAGAGCCAATATGGAGAAGCAAGTATCTTGGGTTGATGATTATATCAATGATTTCTTTGCAAAGAAAAAGTATGGCATTAGCCTCGTTGTCAAGGAAATTGATGACGATAAGGCTTTTGAAGGTTTTCTTGGAAAAGGAGACCAAGCAGCAAAGGCTGCAAAATCTTGGAAAGAAGTTGAAAAGAGACTCGCTGCTGTTGGCAAAAACTCGCCTACAATAACAGTTGATGATACTATCCGAAAGATATTCAAGGCTGGTGAAATTGGAGCAAACCAAATGGTAATTTCTGTAGCCAAGGTGAGAGCCAAGGTTAGGGAATTGAAGAAAGCCGCGACTCAGCAAGCGTTAGCTTTGGGTGTTAACCCTTTCGAAGTTGATGCTAAAAAAAATAGAATCAAACAAGATAAGGCACAAAGAGACATCTTGCAAGAGCGCATTTCTCTGTTAAAGGATATGAACTCTAAATACAACGAGTTGATTAAGACGGAATCAAAAGAAACCGCATTATCTGCTACTCGTAAGTATTTTAAAGAGGCAGCGCAAAATGTAGGATGGAAAGCTTCTGATATTCTGCCAGACGATGCATCTGTGGCAAAACGCATTCGTGAGATTGGATCTCAGTACAAGGAATTGACAAAGCGAGGTAACGCATTCCGCATTTCGGCAGACATTGATTTGAAAGTTTCTGAGAAGGAATACAACAAATTAAAGGATGATATATCTCGAAATATCAATGATGCATTCTCTCAGATGGACTTGTATAAAAAACTGAAAGATGAAGGTATGTCTGATGAGCTTATTAAGTCTATGTTTGGAGACCTTACGAAGTCGTTTGATGAAGTACAGGAAGACATAAATAACGAGTTTAATAAGTATATCATCAAAGATTACGAAACTCATTATGGTAAAGATTTCACAAAATGGGGCGATAAGGTTATTCAGCAATACAACTCTGATTTGGAGAATACCGCCGAAGTCATAAGGAAAAAGTTCTCTGGAAGTGATGTCGAAAAAGAATATCTCAATCAGACACAAAAGCTCAATCAGAAAATCAAGCAAGATACGATAGATACTGCCCAAAAACTCTTCAAAGAGTATAAGCAACGCCTATCAGACCAGTTGCAGCTTGATAGAAAATATATCGCGGATAGAACAGCAATAATGAAGAATTTCTCTGACCCTGAAACTCAGAAGAAATTACTTGATAATATTGACTTGGACTACAAAAAGAAGACTGGCGAAAACACTTGGAAAGATTTCAAAAATAGCGACATGTATGTTCGTCTGTTTGATAATCTAGACCAAGTTTCTTCTAAGGCACTTGATGCGATGGCAGAAAGACTGCAACAGTTGCGTACAGAGCTTAGAGACCTAGACCCAACAGAGTTGAAGACTATTGCGGAACAGATTAATAAGGTCAATGAAGTTCGCAATTCACGCAATCCTTTCAAGGCTTTCACTAGCGGACTTAAAGAAATGATTAAGGCTAGTAAAGACTTAAAGGAGTCTGGCGGCGTGGATAAATACGTAGAGCTTAACGGACTTAGAGCAGATTTGACGAGCAAATTGCAGAACCAAAATGCTTATGTTGAGTCTTTGGAACAAGAATATAACGAACTGACAAAGAATAAGGATGCGAACGAAAGCGTTGTTACAACCTTAAAGTTGAAGTTAGCAACCAACAAAAGCATTCGTGATTCTTTGAAATCTCAGTTAAACCTCACCGATGAGCAGATTACAAAGCTCGGAACGATTATGACTGAGGAAGAGCAGGCGAAAGCTAAGTTCTCAAAATCCGTGACGGATATTACGAGTGTTGTATCTACGATGGCAACTGCATTCAATGGATTGTTTGAAGCTTTGGGCGGTTCAGATGAACAACTCGAAAACACTCTTAGTGTCGTTGACAATATCGGTCAGGCAATCGGTTCGTATTATAGCAAAAACTATGCAGGTGTCGTATCGGGTGCAATGGGCGCGCTTACAGGCGTAGCTAAACTCTTTAGCAACGAAGGAAAGATTGATAAGGAAATTGCACGCCAAGAACGCGCTGTAAATTCCTTGCAACACGCTTACGAAAAGCTTAAAAAGAGTATGGACGATGCCTTTGATACACAAAGGCTCTACGAATATAACAAAAAATCGGTCGATGCCCTTAAAAAGCAGCAGAAGGCGTACCAAGCAATGATTAATGCAGAGCGCGGTCGCAAGAAGCCTGATGAAGGTAAGATTCAAGAATGGGAACAGCAGATTGATGATTTGAACACAACCATTCAGGAATTAGGTGAGTCTATGACAGAAGCACTTGGCGGTTTCGGTTCTCAGTCTAACTACAAATCTGCTGCTGAAGCTTTCTCGGAAGCGTGGGTAGATGCTTTCAATGAAGGTAGTGATGCACTCGAAGCACTCAACAATAAGTTTGACGAGTATTTCAATACAATGCTCACCAAGCAGTTAATGAATAGAGCTACATCAAAGTACATTCAGCCTATCCTTGAAGCATTCGACAAAGCGGTATCTGAGGGCAGCGAAGGTGGAAACAATGGTCTTGACGTTACCAAGAAAGAACTTGAAGGTATCAAGGAGCTGAAAGACAAGAATCTTGCATTATTCAATGAGTATGCAAAGAACTTGATGGATGTTCTCAACGTCAAACCTGCTGGCAGTTCAAATATCTCTGCTTTACAGCAAGGTATTCAGTCCGTTACAGAATCAACCGCACAGGCGTTGGAGTCGATACTCAACAGCCTACGATATTATGTAGCTACTCAACAAGCAGACATTCGTATCATCCGCGACACTCTGTTAGAGAAGCTCGGCAATAGTATCAGCGCGATAACACAAGATACATCAAGCAGTCCTGTACTCATTGAGTTGAGATTGCAGACAACAATACTTACCGATATTCGCGACACTTTGGCTAGCTGTGTAAAGGGCGGTCACAAGCAAGGAAGAAATGGTATCAAGGTATTTATGAATTAGTTTTCTGTGTTCTATATATAAAATTAGGGCAAGCTCGGTTTCACAACTGAACTTGCCCTTTTTAATCAACATAAATCTAACTAAACCTTAACTAATATAAAAAGTAAAATTACACTTTATGTCTGTGTTGTACCGCCGTACACTCTAAGAACTAGAAAATAATATAAATATTTTTACCAAACTTTGCTATTTAAATGAGCTGTAAGACGTTATTTTTGTTCATCCTTACAACTATTCCACTCTGATACATAAATCGTTCCTAGCGTCATATTTGCGTCATCGTAGCCAATGATTTTAACATCATTATCCTCTCCGTACTCTACAAGGTCACATTTTCCTTTGCATTCAATGCGAACTTCACTCTTTCCGCACACATAAATGCGAGTAACCATATTCTCAGGAACTTCAATTTCCAAATCCTTGCAGTACGCGACAAGAATAATCGTAGAGCGCACCTTGATAACTCCATGAGCACCTATATACATTTCGCTAGTATATCCGTGCTCGTTACATTGGTAGAATCCATTGGCAAACTCACCAAACTCTTTCAAAAGGTACTCTTTTGACAATCCCCATCCGAAAGCAATAGAATCAGCCATAAACTCAATTCCGTTAGAATCAAGAGCCATATTTACCAATTCTCGCTTACTCGCGGCAGAATCCCATTTACCTTTATACTCTCCGCACAATCCCAATCTTAGGGCATTGCGCTTCAACGTCAATAATTCATTGCTATTCCCCATACCATTCTCTCAATCTATCGTTAATTAAAATGTTAACATACGCATAAGTTTTATCGTACCCGACAAGCTCGTGGCACTTGCGGACACATCGCATAGCAGATTTCTCGTTGATTTCCGCGCGCTGTGCAATAACGGCATAGGAAAAACCATACCGATTGTGTAGAACGTCAAGAACAAAGTTCCTTGCTACCGCTCTCGCAAAAGGAATGTTAGTATTGCCGACATATAAATCATCTGCATTCACTCCTTCCTTTTCCTCAGTACTCATAGCTGTGTTCACTTGTTCGCAAACCATCCGCTCTACCTTATCCATTGTATCATTACCTAAGTATATCATAGCCGTTATATCTTATTTTTATCTTTATAAACGTAACCTACCGTATCACAAGGGTATTTATCATCTGGTGATAAAACACCTGCATCTTCCATCTTTTGTCTGAAATCCACAGAAACCATGGGAACTAACTTGTGAAGTCTTGAACCATCGGCGGCAGCCCAAATCGGCTTTAGATACTGAACAGGATTCTTAACCTTTACACCATCCCATTTGATTCCGTTCTGAATGAATGGTATAAAGATACCGTCTCGCTTCACTCCGTTGGCATCACACATCCTTACAATTCTGTAATCTCGGAATAGTCCGTATTTCAGTTCTATATACCATTCATTATACATAAGCTATTCCTTTCCTTGATTAAGATCCTCGGCTGCTTGCTCTGCCAATATTGCTTGCTGACCGTGCTCAAAGTTCTTCTTCAAGTCTTCCTCTGTCTCTTCGGAAACTGGAGTGTTCATTACACTTTCCAACTCTTTCTGCATACGACCGATGTAATCAAGTTTTTCTTTTGCAAATTTTGCTGCATCATCTGCATCAGTGAACGCTGTAATCGGATGGGTGATGTTGGCTTCTGTGATGATAACCATACTATCAAGCATATCCTGATAAGTAACATCTGTCTCAGGGAAAATATCATTTTCTTTCCCCTTTACTTCGTTCTTCATCGCGACAAGATTTTCAAGCCACGCGAATGTTGTAGTGGTAAGCGCGTGTCCTTCCATATCAACACCGCCCCAACGCTTAAAACGTGCTTCAAATCCAATGTGTGTGTGGAAAATAGCACTATCCTTCAAAATTACGATGAAGAAATGACCGAAGTCGGTAACGCTTTCTACATCTTTTCTGTTGATTCCGACAACAACTTTAAGCAAACCTGCATTGTTGTCAACAGTCTTCTTTTTTGCAATTCTAGCCATAACTATACATTTATTTTTGTTCTACAATCGTTTTGTACTCGAAATTTCTACATGAAGGATTTTCTTTCGATGTGTATCTCTTCTCCGTGGTATTATGACAAGCCCCATCCTTGAAGAAGAAACAATCCTTGCAAGTATATACTAGCGGAATAATATCTCCGCAAGCATCATCGTCAGGATTTGCGTCTGTATATAAGTCTTTGCCCAAGCAATATGGGAACTCAGAATCTTCATCATTCAACAATACACAATCCTTACAAGTGTATTTAGTCTGTGCCATGTTCCAATAATTTTATTTCGTCTTGGATATAAAAATCCGCCTTACGCAAGTCCTCGATGCGTTTCTCGGTCTTTGTTTTGTTGCCATCCACCTTATCCTTGCGCAAGAGATACTTGATAGCGTTCCCTGTATTGAAGTCAAGATGTCTGCAAATATCCAAAGGCTCAACACCGCACAAATCCTTCAACCAAGCGTAATGGGATGGGTGAGATATTTGCTCTGCCTTTCCGTTTGCGGCTTCTCCTTCACCTTTCGTTACTATATCGAACTTTGTACCAAACATCATAATATCTTCCTCGCGAAAACGAGCGACATATTTGTAATCTGTGCTAACAGATGTACATATATAAACATCAGCATCCTTTCTCTCGACATTGAACAGAATAGGGGTTCTGCCACTCTGAATACCTATCGGGTCAAAATTGCATTTTAAGCAATCATTTTTTGTGATATAAAATCGCAACCCAACATTAATATCTTCTTTCTTAATCATAATCTTTATTTTTAATTATGTCTATAATATCACGCTCTTTGAGACAGAGAAACTGATAGGAACTGAACCTCTTTCTACCTTTAACGACACAAAACCTGCACCAATTAGCTTTAAAGTCTATTGCTAGAGTTATTCCCGAATCGGCGTAGTTGTTGTCTGGAACTTTGAACGTTACCCAAACATAACCGCGTTTAGAGTCTATCTTATCGACAATTCCGCAAACCAGATTGTCATATTGAAAGACTCTGTTTTTGAAAACTTCCTTTTCTTGTTCTTGGAGTTCTTCGATAAGATATGACGCAGGTGCAAGAAACACAGTTCCTATGTAAGTATCATCATAATTCATAAGCTATTCCTTCTATATTAAGCCCCAAAATAAAACCAAAGCACACCAACAAGTTTCATCTCTTCTTTAGAAAGCAATTCAATACAATCAAAGTTATAGTCCTTGCTGACACCAACCCTAATAGGATGTGCAAAGTGTTTTTGTTTTATAGCGATTGTATATTCTGATTCATGGGGAAAAACAGAATCTATATTCTCAACAACCGCGCACATAACCCTGCCATCTTTTCTAACTTCCGCATAAATCTCTATTTTCTGTTTTACATTTCCGACGGAATTATTTAGGAAAAACTCTTTTGGCGCGAGAAAGATGTCCCCAAGTTTCAATTTCTCATTTTCATCCATAATCTATTCCTCCTTATCTTTTAGTTCAACGAAATTTCCAATGCCCAAACGAGCCTTGTTGATGCAACACACAATCCAACCCATCAAGTAGGCAGAAGGCTCGCCGCCGTGTTCCAAGTCAGTATATTCCTCGATGGCATGGCAGCAATAGTTCATCGACATAACCTGGCACGGAAACGATACAAGAACGCCGCGCCTTCTGTCGCTCTTTCTGACAGCATCGGAATACGTAACGCCGCCGTAATACGTAACGCCGCCGTAATCAATATCGGGAGCCTTGCATTTGTCAAAACAGGAATCTATCAGCTCTTTCAAGTCTTTTCCGATGTGTACCCAAAGTTTCAAATGGTGAATTCCGTTTTCGTATTCGTAATATCCTTTCTTCTTCATATTCTCAACTATTTATGTTAAACATCTTTCAATTCAAGACCTAACAGAAAAAATCGCGTGCTCACGATTATGCAGTCATGGTCTTCATTTGTCTTAAATAGACTACATTTTCAACCACTATTAACATTACATATATCATATCTTCCTTGAACATCGAAAGCAGGTATCAAAATGGTTTCTTCGTCTCTAACTTCTGCAAGAAAAGGTGTAGGATTCTTATAACGACTTTCCCAAGACAGAACACTAAATTTATGTAGGAAACAATTATCTTTTCTCACAACATCTTCGTCTTTCAAAAACAGCCATACACCCTTTTTCACTTTATCAAGAATAGCAGCCGCTCTTTCATTATTTGCTTTATAGAAATTTGCACTCCAATAATCCATATCTCAACTATTTATGATGTAATCTACCTATATGATACCTAGAGCACACCTTGCACAGGTAGCAAGTATAACCAAGAGACTTTAACTTCGGATTCTGATTCAGAAACTCCCAAGCATCATCCTCAGTCTCGTATGCGACCTTCGCCTTCCATGAATGAACTTTTTTAGTCCAATGTTCGGGGTCTGGTTTGAACGGCGGCACTTTATTAGGATTGTGATGGTTATTCCTCATAGCTCAATGATATTAATACAACTATCATCAACTGTGACATAGCAACCAAGTGTCTCGCGTCTGTAGCCACCGAAATCAATAAGTATCTCAGAATCTTCGCTTGCGCAAATGAACTCTTTGTTGGCAAGCAATTCATCCTTCGTAATGGTTTTCTTAACCTCACTAAAATAAATTCTTCCAACCATAGGTGCATTGATAATGCCACCGACTTTTACAACATCATCATCCGATGTTATATATATGATAGGTAAATCACCTTTTGCATTCTCAAAGAACACGTTATTCAAAAGCTCTGATTTAGTCATAATCTGTTATTTTTTAGTTGATGATGGTTTGCGACCACGTTTCTTTGTCGTATCGCGTTTGCTAGCAGTGTAATCCAATGACGATTTCTTTGGTCTGCCTGGTTTTCGCTTCACAGGAACGGCTTCTTTATTCGGTAACTGCAACGTCTCACATTCCTCATCTTCGCCAAATTCGTTCTCGAACTCTCTTCCGTCACGCTTCTCTGCATCGGCATCATAGGCGCGCTTCCACTTGCGCTTGGCAACCTTCAACTGTTCTTTCTTGAACGCCTCTGATTCCTCATGAAGCTTATCGTAGTCTATCTCAGGTGCATCAAACTCACCTTCAATACTGCATTCGGGAGCTTTCTCAACGTCCTTTGATTCCATTTCCTGATGAATGCGGTCTTCCTCTGAAATGTATGGCTCATCGTCAACTTTCTGCTTATGACTGGCATTATACTCGTCAATAAACTCTTTAATTTCTTTCTTGGAACACCCATCTTTCCTCATTTCAGCCAACTCAAACTCGAACTTCTGACGTTCAATGTCATCAAATCTCGTTCCGTCTAAATCACTTCCCTCGTTGAGTACGTTAATTTTCTTGTTTTCCTCATTAGCTCTCATCTGTTTGTCAATGGCAATCTCCAATAACGCGTGATTAACGTCCGATTCCGTCATTTCATCGACCTCATAAGCCCTAGGGTCTTCACCAAGCTCGTTTTTCAGAAAGTTCTTCTTTGCTTCGATGCATCCGCTCGGCAAAAACTGAGCCTCATCAAGATACATGTAAGGATGAATGCTCTTGATAGACATGATAGGACTCGGTGTACCGAAGTCTTGCAAAAGCTTCATGTATTTGTCCGCATTCTGCTGATAAATACAGTAGCATTCCTCCAAATTGCGCTTCTGAACAAGCACAACAGCCATTATCCAGAATGGGTCTTTACCATCCGTGTAGCGTTTTGGCAATCCCTTCGTCTGCAACGATGCCGCTTCCAACGCCCTGTCAAGTGATTCTTCCTTTATTCGCATACATTCTCAACTTTTAAATGATTACAACCCCTCGGAAGAACCATCGCTAATGGTATCGTCTTTCCTCAACTCCCATTCATCGGCAGTCATAATCTCCCAATGACCGCAAACGTCTTGCGCCAATACAGAACCGCGCTTCACCTGCTTGTGAGCACCTGCCATATTGACGGTAGTAACGCTATAAAGCATATCGGTAACGTCTAGACCATCATCGACCGCATCGGTTGCTTTCTTGATGTCTGTAACGATAGGGCAGTCGAACAATGCCTTGATGTTTTCGCCCTTGACCTCAATTGATGTCTTGTATTTGTTCATAATTCGCATATATTTTAAAGCATCCACCGACCGTAGAAGGAACTCGAACCTTCTGTTTGCCTAGACTTGTATCTAAGAGACACGTCCTACCGCCTTGCGGATGCTGTTGTTTCTATTTTCCGCCATTCTTCAACCAATCTTCAATCGTGGTACTGTCACCATCAAACGACTGACCGAAGACGTTTACCAACTTGGCAGAACAGAGCAGATACGGAATGTTCTTGATGTTGTCCGTTGATGGCTCTGTAGCATCCTGTACCAAGAACAACGCTTTCTTCTGTCTGTAATCGTCATACCACAAGATAAGCGCACCCTCCAAGTAAGCATACAGACTATCCCATGCTTTCTCGGCAGCTTTTATCTGCTCAGTAACGGAAAGCTCGGTTGTTCCGTCAACATCATACCCGAACACGCAAACTGACAACGTAGCGTTGGTGCTCTCATGCCTAGCATTCGGGTCAACGAACACTCTCAACGCGTCATTCTCAGGATAGCTCTCGGTATATACACCCTTCTGCTTTCCCTTGGAGTTCAATCCATCCAATGACTTGTAGCGGACAGAACCGCCGCCAAAATCATCCTCCAGACTCTTACGCAATCCGTCTGCCTTCCAAGCTCCCTGCTCGGACTTCAAGTAACGCTGTATGTAGAATTTCTTTTCTGCCATATTCCAAAGTCGGTAATTCGTAAATCAAACATTTATGCTGCAAATATACGCCAAAAAATCAAGCCAAAAACGAACTTTACATAGTTTAACAAATTGCAAATTTGTACCATTTTCCCCATATCCCCAATTAAATATATGTTATCCGCATAAATCAGATTTTTCATATTGAAAATTTAACATTTGAACTCTTTCCCATATAATAATAACACGTAAATAAGTAATTGTACCCTCGCGCGCAGCCGTAATGGGGGATGTCAACCCCCTGTATATAGTAAACTATATACTCATCCCCCAAGAAGAAGGTTTCGCATCAACCCCATATCAATATCACACAAAACTGCAATCCGTATATAGCAAAAACGAACCTTAAATTAGGGAATAACCTTACTTTTCCGCAAAAACGAAAATAAACGCAAATAACTCGAATATTATATTCTAAGACGTTCAAAATACGATGGCGATAAACTTACCGCAAAGCTACATAAAACGCTCCATAACGCACGAAAATATGCGAAAATGAATATCTCGAAAACTTATGTAAAATCAAAAGTAGATATGATATTCTGGAAAATGCTCAAAATTCGGTAGAAAAGCGGAATTTGAAAAATCAGAGTATTTTACAAAAAAAATAAAAAATAAAAATTTCGGACAAGAGCTGACCCACCCTGCGAGTGCCAAAAACGGGTGGGGTGGGGTGTAATTTGCCCTATATACCTATAAATCACTGAAAATCAGCGTTTTATTTGCGACAAAAAGGGACGTTTTCGGGCAAAAACACATCAAAAATCGGCTTTTTCGTTTCTGTTTTCATTTTCTGTAAATTATCCAAAATAAGAGAAAAAGCAAAGAAACAAAAAGTAAAAAGATAGAACGTTTCTGCAAAGGTGCTGAAAAACTCGAAATTCCCAAAAAAGTTTTCAGTTTAGAATTAATCTAAATAAGAAACAAAAACAGAAAGCGAGTACAAACAGAGCGAAAAACCAAACATTAAACTTTATTTAGAAATAATCTAGATAACTAAAACGTACAATATAAGCGGCTGCAAACGCACCAAAAACGAAATATAGTACTATCATATATTATCAAGCTAGAAAACGGCTGCAAAGATACTCAAACAGCAAAACAGATACTTTCTATCTATCAAGCGAGAAAAGCCTATAAACGGCAAATAAAAGCGTTTTAGATTTTTTCCCTATATATAAGGTACGCGCGCCCACTACATTATAAGAAAACGGCTGCAAAGGTGATTTTATGAGGGTGCAAAGGTGCAAAGATAGGGAAAACATATAAAAGCAACCAATAACCCCTATTTAACCTATCATTTTGCAAAGTGGAGATTGCATTTTATGTAACGATTTAAGAAAATGCAGTTATTTTCAAGAAAAAAGCGAGAAAAAGCGTAATTTTTTGCCTAAAAGTTTTGCAGATACAGAAAAAAGCCGTATCTTTGCATCGCATTTAAGAAATAAGGATGCTTACTTAAGACATAGGAATCCATTATATAACAATGCTTCGTTCTTTGATTTACTTACATGTTAGCGTGATAATGAAACGCTTACTATTTGCAGCCGTGATTCTGTTTATAACAGATAGCGCAAACGTAAGATAGGCATTATCTTAATATCGTTATCAGAAACCTAACAAATGTTAGTGTAACAATACGATATAGTAGTATTAAGCGGTTTTTATGTTAGCCAACAATAAAATAACATAAGGTAGTAATTATAACGGTTATCCCTTTATAAAGAATGTAGCTGCAAAGTACATTATTCAGCGTTGAAACATCTTAAAGTGAGTAGCGAAAAGTTAGAGTAGCGAAATAAATTAGATGATAAATGAAAACCAAAGGAATATATATCCATACTAGATGCAGGCGAAAACATCGGCTTTTCTGCAAGTTCGAGTCTTGCAAAGGGAATAAATTAGTAACTAAAAAATAAAGCAATATGATTACAACAAGCAAATTTTCAGAGGTTGCAAAGGTTTTAAAAGGACTTGCAGCAGTTTATAGTGTTCAATATGGCTCTTCATTTATAGAGTCTGATATGAAAATTGATATTGATACCATAAAGAAAGAATTTGCCAACTGCAACGGCAAAAAGTACGGATTCGCATTAACAATTGGTATTCGTAAGTCTGGCACAAATAACTCATTAGGTAGTATGTTTCGTGCATTTCTAGAAGATGGCGATTTTGTTGCATTGTTCACTCTTGAATTTGATACCCAATTAAAGGTGTGGAATATCAAGAAAGCAACAAAAACAGAAGAGTGTTATTACTAAAACAAAAAACCCACTACCTTAAAAAAGTAGTGGGCGAATCAAATTAAATCGAAAAATCGAAATAACTTGCTTACTTAAGACGGCTGCAAAGTTATTAGTTTTTTCCGAATTAGCAAAATTAATTAGTAACTTTTAAATATTTATCTTATGGTAGTTTTTGAGAAATTGTCTTTGAACGCACAAAGAATGGTATTGTACGTAAACAATACACGTGAATTTTACGATATTAAGTGTGAAATAACAAAGTTTATTGAGGAATATCTGAAAGCTAACAAATTTGTTAGTGTTGTTAGATTAATGAATAATGATACTTTGAAAGATTTAGTTTTCAAGTCTGCAAAGTATCATTTTAAGCATGATGGAGAAATGCCAACTCAAAAAGAAAGAAAGCAGGCTTGTGCTTATCTCGCTTGTACTATTATTAATACTGCAAAGGATAATTTGAACTTAAACTAATTGGAGGGCTATATATGACAAATAAAGAAATTGAAAGCTATAGAAATAGTTATAAAGTGGTGAATGGTATTGGTTTTTGCCGTGTGAATAATGATATATTCGGAAATCCCCGATATGTAGTGCATTTTCTCGCTTTTACTACTGACGAAGAAATGAGAAACGACAATTTGAGCCAAAATCAATTGTACGCAATTGCCAAAAAGCGTGCAAATGATTTGGGCTTTTCCGTTTATCGTGCCAATTGGTACGGAGGCGGTTTTGTTGGGCAATCTTATTCTTTGATTGATACGGCAAACAAAATTAATGAGATAGTAAACAAGTAATAACAATAACCTTTGCACTCGCTTATGTGGGTGCAAAGGTACAAATAATATAAGAATATGAACACAAATACAAAATGGATAAGTACGAATTATCGCCATATAATGTTCTTTAATGATGCATTCACTTTTGAAGTTGAGGCTAAAAAAGCAAATATTAGCTTAGGTAGCCTTCTTGAAAAGCATACTCAAATGGTACACAAAGGATTTATAAACTCTTTCTGTGTGCTTGAAAATTCTAGTAATATGGTAGTATTGAAAGTTACTGCAAAGGTCGATAGGCTAACATCTTTAGATACTACATCATTAACTCTGGAAATTGGTAACATTAAAGATTAATTTGGATATGGATATAACAATACCTTTCGTTTTTAGCATCATTAGTTACGTATTAGGCATTATTGTAGGGCGCAATTGGAACAAATACGTAAAAGAGTAAATAACCTTTTAAAACGCAAATAAAATGAGAAAGATAGAGCAAAGAATGGTTAACGATATAAATAATAAAGTTAACTACAGAGAAAGTAATACAGAAGTAATTGTTAAAGGGTGCAAATGTATTTGTACGCTTGTATGATACATATATATATGCAAAAGTACGTGGCAAGGTGTATTTTTCCGATGGTGGTTTTAATACGGCTACAACTAGCAGCCGTTTGCGTGCGCTTGGTGCAGACTACAGCACAAATAACAAATTGTGTGGCTGCAAACTTACTAGCCAAAAGGAAATGCTTAATTTGCGATATTACGGCAAAAAGACAATATCATAAAACATATTGGATAGGTGCAAAGATAGCCGGTATCTCTAGACTGTTCGATTCAGTTTGCACCACAAAATAAGTAACATTAAATAATTAGCAATATGAAAAATTTAAAGAAATTAGCTATAATACTTCGTGCTTTGGGTATTACTGCAAATGTAGTTAGCGAAGAAATAACCTATAATGGCGTGCATGAATATGATAATAACTTTTGCGAGTGTGACAAAGGCTTAATACATTTCGATGTTTGGCACGATGATGAAGAATTTGAACTGCATTTTACATTCAAAAATACTTTGGTTTATGATACCTTATATTTGGATAGTCTGCTGCAAGTTGTTAGCGAAATAACTAGTACTATCTCCAAATTTGAGGGTTAAATAATATAGGGTGTGTGCCCTTATATTTTCCCTTTGGTACACTTTATCAAGTGGGAAAATATAGGGCTATATAAAGTAAATAAACGGCTAAAAATAGAAAGATATGAATAAGATAGCTTTGAAGAAATTTGTTATTATAAGATATTTGGATAGTTGCCACAAATACCCTTATGGATATGGAAAATATACAGAGAGTGTTGGAGATTTTCGAATAACATCTTTAATAAGTGATATTATAGACTACCATCATCCGCACAAAGATAGCATTTACAGGGATGAGGCAAAACGGATATTAAAGTATATAGACACAAAAGACAAAAAGTATTTGGATGGTGCTTTTACATCATATTACAAAAAGAAATTAATTGAATATATTGCTTAAAAGTTACTATAGCCGTGAGTAGTTAGAGACTACCTCCAAAAGCGAGATTTGGCACGGCACTAATTAAAGATAGGAGAAAAGAAAATGAAAAAGTATATTGTAACTTTGGCAAATATGCCACAGAATCAAATAACCTGCATTAATAACCATATTGCAGTAGGTAGTCTTTTTGAAGTTGGCGAGAGTATTACAGATAATACCCTTCACTCTGGAAAGAATATTGTAGATGATAAGCGAGTTATTGATACATTGGTATGGTACAAGCAACATCATCAAATCGGGAATGATTGTATATCAATCTTAGAGCCGTTAAATATGTAACTTTTAAACAATTGGATATATGAGAAAGATTCAAATAAAAATAAGTAGCCCTATCGGTCAATACAAATGTGTTGAAAGTTGGGGTAATACGTATTGGGTGGATGATTACACGTCACAGCAGGGCGAATTAATCCAGTTTTACAAAGGTGGATATACTTTGTTTTGTTTGGGCAAAAATGATTTTAGATACATCAATTAATCTATAGAGATATGAGTGAAAAAGAAATGAATTTGGCTATCTTAAACAAGTTGTATGAGATAGCCGATAAGGTTTTTAATGAGGGTGTAAACGTAAAAGAAGGCAATTACACCGCATCAGATTTGGCAAAGATGAAGGATAGCGCATTTAAAGATGGCTATTTGAAGACTGAAAAGAAATCATATAAGAATGAGTGTAATAAGCAAGTAGAAAAAGATTGCTTTGTTGCACCGATGGCGAATGTAAATGTGCTATCTTTCGTTTGCTCATTCTGTGTAGTACAAATTTTTGCATTGGTAGCTAAGTTTGAAAAGTTAGCTAGCATTGGTAGCAAGAAAAGAATGTTTATCAAGCAGAAAGATAATAATGAAGTACTTTGCACCGTGAAAGTACTTATCAACAAATACTACTCTAAGCTATCTTTGCATTGTGCAAATGATGATTTGCGCCCTATTGTGAGAAATGTATGCTTGGATATTAGAAACGGCAGGGCAGCCGCTAGTGATGGGCACACGATGCTAATTAAGGGCTTGGATGTGGTAAGCACGGAACATTTTGCATACGATTACAATTTGCCTTTGGTAAATGGAAAAGACTTCAAAAAGATGTGCTCATTGGCTAAGTCTGGTAGTATACTTACTTGCAAGTTGGTACGTGAACCAAACGGCAATACATATTGGGTATCTGAATGCTATGGATATTACTCTAAGACTGAGGCAAACAGATACGTAAATTACTCTTCTGTATTACCTAAGATTAGTCCTGATAATCTTTGCACCATCAACGAAAAGACTTGGAAGGGCATTTCTAAATGGTTGAAGAAAAACAAAGGTTTTAACTCTATCGGTTTAGTAATAATCAAGCATAAAGAAAATGATAATCGTATTACATTCACAATTAACGGAATGTATGATAATCATGATGGTATTGAGATTTCTTGCGAGTGCGGAAATATACCAAACAAGAATTTTGCGATTGGATTAAAGATTGATAGTCTGCTGAGATTTGAAAACTTCAATTTTGCACTTGGAAGATATGCTAATGAAGCTTTGGTGTATGTAGGTAGTTTGGAAGTTGGTATGATGATGCCGATGTATATTGATGATGAGTATGACGGATTCAAACTATCTGATGGCTACATTGGTGCATACGATTATTGTGGCTTTGCTGAGTCTTTTGATATGCCTACAAATGAGCCTACAGAAGACGTTATTCCTGCAAAAGTGGATAATGTTACAACTGAGGAAAAAGAGTGCGCTACAGAGAAGAAAACTGAGCAAACGAATAAATCTGCAAAGGTAGTATCATTGGATAAGCCTAGCAATAAGTTTAGCTTTGATGCTATCGGTGTAAATGTAGGCGATGCACTTACATTCGTTGATGGTACAGAGGTTATTGCAGCAGAAGACAATAAGGTATCATTTTGTGGTGAACTGTTTACATTGTCGGGATTCTGCAAAGAGTTTATGCCAGATGAAAAGCGAACAAAGAGTAATTCCTATCGTGGATGCGCTTTCTTCTTTAAGGATGGTGTAAAATTGGAAAAGCTATTTAAGGAGCAGCAGAAGAAATCATTGGCATCAAAAGAAGAGATTGCAGCCGTACCTGATGATACACCGAGCGAGCCGATTGATTGGAAAGGAAAGGTATTTATCGACTTCAAAAATAAGTTGGCATATAAAGTTTCTGGGTACAATACAATAAAATACCCTCATTACTTATATACAGAGATTAGAGCCGATGGGAGTTTTCTTTGGCACGGTGGAGCAGAGAAAAGCGAGTTTGAGGAAATGATTTCTCATTGTATGGTTGTTGAATATACAGATGAGAATACCATAATGGATATGATTCATACATATTTGAATAGCGTACCAAATGAGCATCAAACAAGCGAGAAATGCACCGAGCGGACAATTACACCATTGGCAAATGAAAACGTCTCAGAGTGCAAAGAAACGGCATCAACCGCAAAGGTTGTGGCTATCTATATCGGTGTTCCGGTATGCTTGGATATTCCACCGAACAATATGCGGTTGGATATTGCAGCAAACAAGCCGTTAAATGCGGCTGTAGGCGATTGCTTATGTGGTGTTGGCAAAGTAGTACACACACTACCTTTGCCACCTCCACGTAGCAAAGAAATGAGTGAATTAATAACATATACAAACTTTTATAATACATCATAAAATGAACGTAAATCAATTAAGAAAGGCTATCAAGGTAGCCAAAGCAGAAAGCAAGGTAATTTACATTGCCATCCCTAATAACCGTTTTCATATAGACTTCAATGTTTGTAAGTATAGAGTAGACGGAACGAATGAGTTACTTATAATAAACGACTCATTTCTTAAAGAGACTATCGTCTTGGATATTCATCAAATAATGTTTATCGAAACAAAACTTATACATTAATCAATATGGAACAGACAATAACAAAAGAAGATGCACTGGAATATATTAAGCAGAATATCGGTAGGTGCAATTTATCTAGTTTTAATGTAGGAGCAACTTACGTTGATGATGCAAAAACAGAACTTAGTACTATATTCTTCATTCGTGGGTATGTTATCACAGAGGAAATAGAGTTTCGTGAGCATCAGAATATTCCTTGCTTTAAGTTTCCTCATGTATCACCTGCTTATATGGATATACATGCAGAATATACATCTGAAAGTATATGGGGTTTAGGTACATTTGAATATTTCTATCTAACCAAATCAAACTTAGACGTATTGTTAGATTTTATAAGAATAATCACTTCAAAATAGTAGAAAGGGTTAAGCTATGAAAGTATATGTAGTTATCAATTCACACCAACATGGATTGGGTGAGGCAGTTGAGGTTGATGCAGAAGTATTCTCAACCATAGACAAGGCTAGAAAAGCGATGGAATACAAAGGTCTGAACACATTGGAAAGCTATAAGCATTCATTGGATTGTGACGATTTCCAAATCAGCGTATCAGGCTTCATTCTATCATATCTCAGACAACGAAGGTGAGACGTGGGATAATTTCGATATTGTGGAACAAGAATTAAAGTAATAAGACAATGAAGAAGTACGTAGTAGAAATTGTTGAAAAAGTCACCTATAAGGTAGAGGTGGATGCAGCGTCATCCGAATCCGCAGAGAATACCGCAAGAGCAATGTACGATAGTGGCATATTGGAAGACGAAGGCGAGTTGGAAAGTGTTTTGTTTAATGTATTATAGGAGATTATATTATGTGGACTACAGAGATTGAAGATTGCTTATCTCAGCTTACAAAAGAAGAGGAGCGAGTATTGAAGAGAACCATCACCAAAGGTGGATTTGGTGATGATAGTTGCAGTTTCAGAAACATTCTTGGCGGTATCTCAAAGCAAGAAACTAGATGTTTTGTATATCTGACTAACTATAAAAATCCATCTACCAGACGTTTCTATTATAAGAAGACTGAGGAGATATTTAAGTCTATCCGTGCAAAGTTATGCCCAATAGATGATTATGGTCGTTTCTTTGTTTATCAGAAGGAATGGTGGGGAGAAAACACAAGCGACATTATCCGAGTTCCTTACGATATTCATGTAGCATTGGAGCAGTGGGCAGACGGTGGCATTGACAAGGCGGCTCATTGCCCTATCAACGACAAAGACCTTTGTCTTGATGATTTAGTAAGAGATTTGTTCAATGACGGACAATATTCTTGGAACAAAGACAACACAGACATGGTTGGATTTGTCGGAAACGAGCCAGTATTGATACGACAGGAAACCGATAACAAATTGTTGGTTAGATTCCTTGGCGATGCTTGGTGTCCTGATGTTGTTGAGGAATGGGTGAAGAGAATTGAACATGATAAGAACAATGATGTAGATTACGTAATTGATACTTATATGTTTGGAGTGATTGAGAATGACCGAGAGCGTAAAAGTAGAGATTTTCATGTATCATTCTATTATCGTGGATAATAAATAGCAGAAAGTAACGTTTTAAGTAATAAGAGATAGGATAGGAGATAGGAGAAATGAAGACAATAGAAATCAAGAATGAAGGTGGCGCATCTGTAAAATATGACATCGTGAACATCGGCTGTAAGGACTGCCCTTACTGCATGATGGCAGAAGGTCACTATCTTTGCCGTTCGGATAAGAATTGCAACGCAAAGGCAAACATGACCGATGATGATGATGAGCCAAAGCAGAAAGTAATAATATACAGTCGTGTCTCTACTGAAAAGCAGACATTGGAGCAGCAAGAAAGAACAATCAACGAATGGTTGAATTGTCACAATCTCAAAGCTACTCACGAAGTGAAGGAGGAAGGTGTATCGGGTAAGGTATCTTATAAGGATAGAAACCTTGGTAAGGTAGTGTTACCGATGCTTGATAAGGGTGATATACTTATCGTGTCTGAAGTCAGCCGAATCGGTCGTTCCATGAGCGACATCAACAAGTTTGTGAATGACGAGTTGAAACCACGTGGTGTGCGATTGGTAATTGTGCAGATGGGCATTGACCTTGATTGCAGCCATCTGAAAGCGATAGACGAAATGCTACTGTTCGCTTTCTCATTCTCGGCACAGATGGAACGTGAACTCATACAGGAACGAACACAGAGCGCATTGGAAGTACGCAAACAGAAGTTGGCACAAGACGGAGAATTTATCTCAAAGTCAGGTAAGGTCGTTAAGAAGTTGGGCAGACCTAGAAAATGCGATTTATCAAATGCACAGAAGGCTGCATCGGAAAAGCGCAAGAAAGAGGCTGCTGAGAAACCTTGTAACAAGGCTATATGGAATGTGGTTAAGAAGTGTACCAATGACTTCACAGAATTAACCACACCTAACTTTGCGGATGCAGCTATGATGTTGCAGCAGATGGGCGTTTATTCGTCCACTGGCAAGGTATTAACCAAAGAACTAGTAAGAAGTGCGTATTACAATCTACGCTCAGTATATGGCAGTCAGGTTTATTTCAGACGTGGTTCTGCAAACTATCGTGTAATGCGAGAAAAGGGTATGACTGATGAGGAGATTCAGCAGTATTACAAGGAACTGAATAACAACAACAATAATACAGAGGAGGTTTAAGTTATGGCATTCTTAATAGCAATTTGGCTAATCGGCACATTGTTCGATTGCGCCATGGGCAGAAATAAAGATTAAAATTTCTACCTTACACACAATATAATGACGCATATTGCGTTATCTTTTGAAAATAATATAAATATATAGCCCTATCGCATCACGGATAAGCGGAAAAATATGAAATTACAAAACTCTACAGAAGAAATAATCGACAGAAGAAAGGTGTATTACGTAACTATCTATAATAGCAGACACATGATTGTTGCATTCTTAGGTAGTGATTTGCATTATGTTTCATCAAGAACTGATGCAGCTTTGTTTGATACAAAAGAGGAGGCGCAGGAATTGATGAATAAAGCGGAATTAAACGGAATCTGTAACACAATACCAGATTTCGCAAAAATGACGGTTTCGTCTGATACACAAGTCTTACTTCAACATTGGCATTTCTAGCCATACAATACCCATAACAAAAATTCAGCCCTCGACATCACGGTTAAGTCACTATAAATGAAAAAGATTTTAATGTTTATGGCAATTATGATTGCAGCTTTCTCTATGGTGGCTTGCAGTAGTGATAGCCGAGAAGACAATATTCACGAAGATACACAAAAGACATTGGCAGACTACGATGGAGTATGGGAAGATGATAGTAACGACACAATTTTTATTGCTATATCGTCTAATGGTATGATTAAGTATTATTGTGGAACTCATTATATGGGGAACGGAATCGGTTATCTTAAAGAAAACACTATATATGTTCCAAATGAATACACAGGAATGACGGATGAGTTTGCTATCACAGAAACAAAAGATGGTATTACTTTAAAATGTTCTTTGCGTGATGGAGTAAATTCTACTGCATACTGTTCTAAAACTCTGCACATGAGAAAAACAAACGAAACAAATGCATCATTCGCAGGTGATGTTTGGACGCAAAATGGATGGTTTGGCGGTACATCTTGGAATACTTGGTCTCAATGGAGAATCAATATCACAAGCAGTAATTCAGCAATATACTACAATTATCATCGTACAAATGGAATATCAAAAGAACATGGAATGTATTGCATTCAAAGAATGTATCATAATACAACTAAATTTCTTTATTCTCATTTGACAGAAGATGATTTTGGATGCTTATATATCTTTTGGTATGATGGTAAGACGATTCGCAATAACGGAAATATTGAATATAGATTTTAATACACTGCACTAAAACTATTTTAACCGCTTACAGAAGAAATTTTCACTATCTCTTTGAGTTCTCAGATATTTTGCTTATCTTTGCAAAGCAATTATTGGAATTCATATTTCTATTTCAGCCCTGCCGTTGATGCTCAATGGTGGGGCTTTCCTTTCGCATTTCTTTTGTACCTATCATATATCGCCCTGCATCACTACTTTTAGTGGTGCAGGGCATTCTTTGTGTTAATTAAACTTAGAAATGTTAAAGTCGTAAATCCCCGTAAAGCCTATTAAATATAGGTTATCCATATTTATCCACAATAAAGCGAGTTAATGAGAAATCAGCTAATTTGGTGGTTCGCAGGAATTTATGTACTTTTGCGGCACAAATGAAAGGTGTAGAGGCTGAGTAATATGTTGAAAGGAAAGATATTGCCATTCGGCTGGCAACCGATTGAGCACACATTTATGCCAAACAGTAAACTCCGATGGGCTAACCTCTACCTCTGACCCATTGGAGTTTCTAATTTAAATATCAGAGGTATGCACAATATTAGATTAGGAATAGAGCAAGCTAAGATTGCACTGAGCGACAAAGACCGCTTGGTGGCATTCTGTTTTGCTTTAAAGATAAAATTCCTTTTCCGTGCATCAGACCTTCACTATAACTCAAAAAATCAAGCAGCGAAAGCTCTTGGTTTCAATAAGCCAACATTCACGCAATATCTGAATTTAGCAATAAAGTTTGGTTATTGTAGAATAGATACCAATAAGTTCGGTGTGAAGAGAATCATAGCGAACAAAATTCATAGTAGCGAATATTATAGTTACAAGACAATACGAGGAGAAATAAAGCATCTTAGTTTGCCAGTCCTTAAAAATCTTGTGCGCAAAGCTGTTATCTGTAACAAGATAAACACTATCGAAGAAGTCATCAATACGCATGGTAGAGCCGTTAATGGGCACTCTATTAAAAGTGTACGAAATGCTCGTAAGACGGAAGCTCGTATGTTGAAGAAACCATTCGATAATAAGTATAATGGAAGTTACTCTAACAGTAGAATGATGCAAGATATTAACGGAACTATGTATCAAGTTAAGAGTGCTATAAAATCACTCGTTAAGTCTGGAGTAGTGCAAAAGATAATCCAATGCACCGAATCAAACGTTGATGCGTGCGTATGCACCAACAATCAAAGTTTTCGTACCACAGATGGAACACTCATTATTATTTCTGCAAAATACAGGAAAGGTCAGTTACGTTGTGCCAACAAATACAAGATTCTGAAAAGACAAATATCTAAGGCAAAAAGCGGAACTAACCAACACAAAGTTGAGCATAAAATTAAGTGGGTAAAAAATCGCACATAATAATAGTAGTGGCAGAGCGGAGATTTCGCATGAATGCGACTGAACCATTTTTAGAAAGAATAATAACATAATAGAGTAGAGATTATGAAAAATGATATTGTTAGAGATACTCCATCATTGGATGAGTTTTGTAGCTACATAGAGAGAAAAGGATATGATATCGACCCGTTCGCTCTCTATAAAGAGTTCGATGCTAGAGATTGGACTACTGCAAAAGGTGTTCGTACTAAGTCATGGACATCATTAGTTGACGCTAGAAATAGTGTCGTGAGTCAGAGACGAAAGAACGACCAGGCAGTTCTTCTTGGCATTCCAAAGCAAAGAAAGCGTGAAAGTAAGCAGAAATACCAAAGAAGGGTAGCTGCTGCTAGAACAAAAGCCGTAAAAATGAATTATGACGAGTTTCTGCAAGACCCAAGATGGCTTGCATTCCGACAATTTATATTTGCGGTTCGAGGTCACAAATGTGAGGTTTGCGGTTCTACAGAGCGATTGCAGGTACACCACGTAGGTTACAAGACTGGTTTACTTCCTTGGGAATACACTTGCAACGATGTTAAAGTACTTTGCCGTAATTGTCACGCAAGAGTTCATGGTAAGTACGAAGGCTGATTTTTAAGTATTGAAAGTTTAAATTTAGAGAATATGTTTGGAGAAGAAACAATCACTCGAAAGTGTGTAATAACGCTTATGGGGGGTACAAAGTAGTAGGCACGTTATCAATGCCGAAACCGAAAAAAGCTATGTTTCCTGAAGAAATGGAACGTAACTTTATCAAGAGTTTTAATGAGTCGCAGCCTGATTTAGTAAACAAGGCTGTTAGTGTTCACATTTTAAGAAATTGATATATGTTTGAATTAGTTGTTATTTTAGTTTTGATTGCCTTTGATTTAGGGTGTTCAATGATGGCGCACAGTCTTTATGTAGAGGTAAACTTCTGGTATCGTCTGATGTTTTGGGCGTGTTTTACTTTCTTGCTTTATAAGGCTGGTTTGTTTGAAGTTTTAATGAAGTAAGCGTATGGAAGAGATAAAAGGGATTCTTTGTACATCAACCGTAGGTAGTGATGAGGAATGCAATGGTGTACGTATCAAGAAAGAACTTGGAGTAGTTGTTGCTATAGACAACGAAAACGAGTTCAAAGGTGTATTCACAAAGTATGGCGAAGTGGATATTTTCAAGCAGTTGCTTTCGCAAGAAGTAAGCCGCCACTATACGAAATACAAAGCGTTCCCTACTGAAACTTTGATTCCATACAAGGATTGTGGAGATATTATCTTTGACTTCATAGAGGTTACTTACGGAAAAATGTATGGCGGTTATGTTTATGTTGTACACTACAACTTTACAAGCACCGCATCTTAATAAACAATATTGATTATGATGACAGTAGGAGACAGAATTAGAATTGAAGCTCAGATTGCAGTATTGAAGGAGATTGCTCTTGACTATAAGGGGAAGACAATCGACAACGTTATTCAGCAGCTAGAGCTGAGATTGGCAGATTTAAATCTGAAACAATAAAATGGTTAGTAATATGGCTAGAATCACAAGAAGTAAAGCTGCCGAGATACTGGGAGTATCAAGGCAGACTATTAGTAACTACATAGAGCAGGGTCTGATTGGTAGTTATAAAGACCATAATATCGTGTATGTGAATAGCGAGGATATTGAGAAGTACGCTCAGAAGTACAAAATGCTTGCAGTCAACGAAAAGATTATAGATGATAAGCTCAGAGAACTCAAAGAGCGCAAGAATGCTATTAATATAGAACTTGCCGAAATGAGAAATGCTGCTATAGCAAAGGGGAAATTATCAGCTAATGCTATAGGTATGTTATTTGTGGCGATAGATGCCATTTCTTATCTAGATATTGCGCCGCATATTAGTTATCGTGAATCCCAAATGCTAAAAGGGATTATCAAAGGTAAGACTTTTGAAGACCTAGCCGATGAGTACGACATTACACCAACTAGGATTCGTCAGATAGTAGAAAAGACATGCGATAAGTTATCACGTAACGAAATTACGATTATCGAGCATATCTCTACCAACAAACATTTAGTATCTGAGGTTGAAAGACTGAAAAAAAAAATCAAGGATATGCAGATGGATTTTGATTCCTACAGACGCGAGAAGGGTGATAAACCTACTAGTGATATTGCTATTCCGCCAAAGATTTTATCTGAGAATATCGGCAATTTCGGCTTTCCTGTACGTATTATGAACATATTTAGATATAGTGAAGTATATACGGTTGGCGATTTACTAAGAAAGCTTGATGTTAATTCTTTAAAGAATCTTAGAAATCTAGGAAAGAAAAGCATTGATATAATCCTTGGATTCCTGGAGCAAAATCATTTAGTATTCAAAAATAGAGGAGAATCTGACGAGTACTTTTATATGCGTCTTAATAAATTAATGAATAAAGAAAATGATTAAGAAGTGTTTTGGATGGTTCGATGTTTACTATGCCGAAATGTTATTAGGTATAGCGTTCGCCATAATGAACGCTTGTACTGGCAGTTGGAGTGTTGCATTCGTTTGGTTTGGATTCGTATTCAGTTGGGGAATATTCAAACTGGTAATAAGCGAGGAGAACAGAAGATACAAAGCTCTTGTTAACCTCTCAAAGGAAATACAGAGTAATGAGGAAAAAGCGGTACAGACAACGGTATGGGCTTATGACGAGCTGCATCTTGAAATGCAGCGTCACAGACTGACCACAATACAAGGTATGAAGTATAAGAATAAGGCTGAGTTCATGCAGCACAAGAAGAGCCTTACTCAATACCTAAAGGATTCTGATGCGATTGAAAACCTCTATGAGCAAGAGGTCGAACGCTTGCATAAAATGGAGAAAGAAATTGAAAAGAAGAATAATGATGGAAAAGACAAAGGAAATAACTCTGAAACAGAGACTGCAAAATCTGAGTGAAGAACAAACACCATTCTTTCACTCGCTTACACCATTCGCCGCAGGATTTACACAAGGTTTCAATTACGAAAAGAAACGACTTGTTTCTGCATTGGTGAATAACTCGGAAGTCACAAAGGACTTCATCAACGAGCCTATCAGCATACCAATAAGCGATAGTATTCTGTTTATGCACGCATTCATTGACGGCTCTGTTGACTATCGTAAGAAGATAGAAACTATTCTATCCGATAAATAGCAAGAAAGGGAGGTTCGTAGCCTCCCTTTTTATTTGCCCTTTTGATTGTAATAATTATAAATCTGTATCTTCTAAATCTTTGTTAAGGTAATCAATAACCTTGCGGTTGGCTTCATCAATCTTCTTTGTATCATACTTGATATAGGTTGATGTTACCGCATTATCCCACATCGCATGACCTAATGCCCTGCCTATAACTTCCATCGGTATATCAATCTCGCTTGCTAGCGTTGCCCACGTATGGCGATTATAGTAGGTGGAAAGATAAGGGAACATCGGTTCTTTACTATATTCTCTGAATTTACCTAACCTTTTAAGTCTGAAATTCAAATTGCTCTCAAAGTGTTTGAGATTGAACTTACTGTTGTCCTTATACTTCAAAAGATATTTCTTGCCTTTGTATCGCTTGATAATCTCCAACGCCTCTGGTTCTACCTTTATATCATACAATCGTCCTGTCTTGTTGCGCTTGTAGCATATTCTGCCACCACGAAGGTCTGTTGGCTTCAAATCGAGAAGGTCTGATATATTGATGCCAATCAAATAGAAACCTAGCATGAACAAATCCCTTGATTCACGTTGAGGGTTAGTGTGGAACTCTGCATCACGCAACTGTCTCATCTGCTCTAGAGAAAGACAACGCTTTCTTGTTTCCTCATGTGGAAGTACGTACTTACGGAATGGGAATAGGGTTGTTATCTCATTATCAATTGCCCAATTGAATGTTGCCTTGATATTTCTCAAATCAATATGAACTCCGTTAGGCATCCGTCCTCTTTCATATTCATGCTTCACAAACTTATCGAGCCAGTCTCTAGTGATGGTATCAAATGTACACTTAGCATCAAAATTTCTGATTCTGATGATAGTCACATCATATACTCTCTTCGTGCCAGCTTTCAAATTCTTGGAATCCGCACACATCTGCATATAGTCGAGGAAATTCTTCTCAGCTACCTTGCCTCCCTTTATAATCTCTCTCAGATGGCTTTTTAGCATCGGAACGTCCTCACCCTTGTGCAGCAGTATATAGTCTTCCACGTTTGAATATAGCTCTGCCAGTCGCTTAGTCTTTGCCTTTGCAGACTTGTCTGAACGAGGAAATACCATACCATCGAACTTCTCTGTCGATTGCAATCCTGTGTATATATAGAATCTCTTGCACTTATGAGTGATGGAGAAATACACCTTATATGTCTTGTCTTCAACGTAAACCTTCATAATTCTATCTCCTATTAGCTTGCATATTACTTGCAAAGTCTATCAGTTTTTATCATATTTACGGGGTTTTTCGGGCATTTTTTACTTTATATTTTACTCGTTAAATCTCGTAAAGTACTGATACTCAGTGTGAATGCTTATTGCGTTAAGTGAAGCTCAATCGGTTCGCCGTTCTTTGGCTCATAGCCTCCCTGCACGCAGATAGAGGCGGTACGTAAATTCTTTTTCATTTGTCGGTTATGTTTTCTTTTAAAC